GTCGTTTTTTCACACCCGCGAAATTCGGACCGGGGGTCAGAAGGGGGCGCTCGATGAGCGATGGCAAGCTGAAGGTGACGTACCGCGCCGTGGAGACGCTGGTGCCGTATGACCGCAATGCGCGGACGCACTCGCCGCTGCAGGTGCAGCAGATCGCCGACTCGATCGAGGCGTTCGGCATGGCCGGCGCGATCGTGGTCCGCGACGGCATGATCGCCAAGGGGCACGGCACGCTGGCTGCCTGCTCGCTCCTGTACGCCGCAGGGAAGCGCGTCTACCCTCCGCCTGGCCCCAACGCGCCCGAGGCAGCCCGGCCGGAGGCCTTCCCTGCCGGCAAGGTGCCGGTGCTCGACGCCAGCGGCTGGACCGACGAGCAGTTCCGGGCCTACGTGCTCGCGGACAACAAGCTGGCGCTGAACGCGGGCTGGGACGAGGCGCTGCTCGCCGGAGAGCTGCAGGCGCTGCAGGCGGCGGACTTCGACGTCGGCGTGATCGGCTTCCAGCGCGACGAACTGTTCAAGCTCCTGCCCAACGGCGGCGGGCACACGGATCCCGACGTCGCGCCGCCGGCACCTGCCGCTCCGGTCAGCCAGCTCGGCGACGTCTGGGTGCTCGGCAACCACCGCCTGGTTTGCGGCGACTCGACACAACCAGAAACCGTGAACCGGGCCCTGGCGGGCTCGAAGCCGCATCTCATGGTTACAGATCCGCCCTACGGCGTGGACTACGACCCGAGCTGGCGGCAGAAGGCTGGCGTGGGCTCCGCCGGCGCCGCGACGGGCAAGGTGCTGAACGACCACCGCGCGGACCGGCGCGAGGTCTGGGCGCTGTTCCCTGGTTCCGTCGCCTACGTCTGGCACGGCGGGCTGCACGCCGGCACGGTGGAGGACAGCCTGGTCGCCGTCGGGTTCAAGATCCGCGCGCAGATCGTCTGGGTGAAGTCTCGGCCTGCTCTCTCGCGCGGGCACTACCACTGGCAGCACGAGCCGGCGCTCTACGGCGTGCGTGAAGGTGCCGAGGACGACCACTGGCGCTTCGTCCCGGAGCACGAGCTGGTCGGCTACGCGGTGAAGGAGGGCGCGACGGCGGACTGGCATGGCGGGCGCAAGCAGTCGACCGTCTGGTTCATCGACCACGTGAAGTCGGACACCGGGCACGGCACCCAGAAGCCGATCGAGGCCATGCGCCGGCCGATCATCAACAACTCCGACCCTGGCGATCCCGTCTTCGAGCCGTTCTCCGGCTCCGGGACCACGCTCATGGCGTGCGAGATCACCGGCCGGGCGTGCCGCGCGATCGAGCTGAATCCCGCCTACGTGGACGTCGACGTCATCCGCTGGCAGGACTTCACCCGGCGCGAGGCGGTGCTCGAGGCGACCGGGCAGACCTTTGCCCAGGTGGCCGCGCTGCGCCAGAAGCCGGCCGCGCCGGCTCCTGCGGCGGCTCCTGCTGCTCCTGCCGCCAAGAAGCCGGCCGCGCGCCGGAAGGCTGCCTGAAGTGGCCACGCGCGGGCGCAAGCCGAAGCCGACCCACCTGTCGCTGGTCCAGGGCAACCCTGGCAAGCGCAAGCTCCCGAAGAAGGAGGACGAGATCCCGGTGGTGGTGGAGGAGGTCGCACCGCCTCCGTTCCTGTCCGACGACGCGAAGGTGGAGTGGGGCCGGATGATGCAGGCGCTCGTGACGCTGAAGCTGCTCTCATCGGTCGACCGCGCCGCGTTCGCGGCCTACTGCCAAGCCTACGGGCGGTGGGCGCAGGCCGAGCGCGCGCTGGCTGTGATGCGCGAGCGCGACGCGAACACCTCGGGGCTGCTGGTCAAGACGACCGGCCAGAACGTCGTGCAGAACCCTCTCGTGGGCATCGCCAACAAGGCGATGTCGGACATGGTGCGCTACGCGGCGGAGTTCGGCATGACTCCGAGCGCGCGCGTGCGCCTCACCGGTGCAGGTGGCGGCGGTGCCGCAGAAAACCCGTTCAACCAGTTCAAGCGCTCCGGACGCTCGTGACTACTGCGGCATCGCTCTCGCCTACGCGAAGCGCGCCGCCGACGAGAAGAACCGGGCCCGCTTCGGGAAGTGGATCAGGCTGGCCGCCCGGCGCTACCTGCGCGACCTCGAGCGCGCGCGCAAGCGCGGTGGCCCGTTCTACTTCGACCCCGAGGAGGCGTGCCGCGCCTGCTCGTTCATCGAGCACCTGCCGCACGTAGAGGGCAAGTGGAAGAACGCCGACGGCTCGCCGCAGATCAACATCGTGCTGCACGAGTCCGACGTCTTCTTCGTCGTGCAGCTGTTCGGCTTCCGCAAGCCGGACGGCGCGCGGCGGTTCTCCATGGCGCTGAAGGCGATAGCGCGCAAGAACGCCAAGAGCACCGTCGCTGCCGCGATCGGCCTGTACTGCCAGTGCTGCGAGGACGAGCTGGGCCCGCAGGTGATCTCTGGCGCGACCACCGGCAAGCAGGCGCGCATCGTCTTCGGCGTGGCCAAGCGCATGGTCGAGAAGACCTCCGCGCTGCGCGACGCGTTCGGCCTCGAGGCGTTCGCCAACGCGATACCGTCCTACTCCAACGGAGGCTCGTTCATGCCGATCAACGCCAAGGCCTCGACGCAGGACGGCTTGAACCCCTCCACGACGATCCTGGACGAGATCCACGCGCACAAGACGCATGACCTGCTGAACGTGCTCCGCTCGGCTGCCGGCGCTCGCGCCAACCCGCTGTTCCTGTTCACCACGACCGAGGGCTACGAGTCTCCGGGGCCCTGGCCGGAGCTGCGGCACTTCGCCGAGCAGGTGCTGCAGGAGCTCGTGGAGGCGGACCACTTCCTGGCGATCATCTACGCGGTGGACGAAGCCGACGAGGAGGCCGGGCTGCCGGCCGACGACGACTTCGATGAGGCGGCCTGGATCAAGGCCAACCCGCTGATCGAGGTGAACCCGATTCTCCTGGCGGAGATCCGGAAGGAGGCGATCGAGGCAAAGGCCATGCCCGGCCGGCACGCGGAGTTCCGCATCAAGCGCCTGAACCGGCGGAGCTCTGTGGCTGGCGGCTGGGTCAACCTCTCGAAGTGGCGCGCGTGCTCCGGCTCGGTCGACCTCGAGGCGCTCCGGTCAGTGCCCTGTTATGGCGGGCTCGACCTGGCGTCGACCTCCGATCTCTGCTCCTTCAGGCTGGTGTGGAAGCAGGGACAGCACTGGTTCACGCACGGGTGGCGCTTCGTCCCTCGCGCCGCGATCAAGTCCAGGACCGAGCGCGGGCTGGTTCCCTACGAGCCGTGGGTGCGCTCGGGCTACCTGATCGAGGCGGGCGACGAGGTCATCGACTACGACCTGGTGCGCGAGCACATCCTCCTGGCGCATCGCCGGTTCATGATCAAGGGCGTGGGCTACGACCGGTGGAATGCGGCGCAGCTGGTGGCCAAGCTGGAGAAGGACGGGCTCCCCATGCAGGAGTTCATCCAGGGCCCCCGCTCCTACCATCCGGCCATGCAGGAGCTCGAGCGCGCCTACCTCGCTGGCCAGCTCTCGCACGGCAACGATCCGGTGCTGAACTGGTGCGCCTCTAACCTGGTGGCTCGGCGCGACGTCAACATGAACAGCGCGCCGGACAAGCGGCGGGCCGCGGACAAGATTGACGACTTCGTCGCGTTGCTGATGGGAGTCGGCTCCAGCCTGGTCGCGCCGCCCGAGAAGCAGTTTCAGTCGTTCTTCGTCTGAATCGCAGTATCCTCGCGCCTGTCAGAACTGCCGGCAGCCCGGCCCTGGAGGCTCTCGCCATGCAGCGCGCCTACGCGACCATCGACATCAAGGCGGCGACCGAGGACGGCAAGAAGCGCCGTTTCACCGGCATCGCATCGACTCCCGAGACAGATCGCATGGGCGACATCGTGGAGCCGCGCGGCGCCGAGTTCAAGCTGCCGCTGCCGCTGCTCTGGCAGCACGACTCGCGCAACCCGATCGGCTGGATCACGAAGGCCCGCGTCACCGATGCTGGCATCGAGGTCGAGGGCGAGGTGGCGTCCATGGACGACGACCCCGAGAGCGATCTGGGCAAGGCGCTGAAGTCCTACTGGCAGTACATCAAGTCCGGCCTGGTGCGCGGGCTCTCCATCGGCTTCAACGCCAAGGAGACCGCGCGCATCGAGGGGACCTACGGCTACCGGATCATGAAGTGGGTCTGGCTCGAGCTCTCCGCGGTGACCATCCCGGCGAACGAGCAGGCCACCATCCTTGCGATCAAGTCCGCCGATCAGGCGCTGCTGGCCGCGTCTGGCCACCTGCACCGCCACGACGGTCGGGCTTCCGCACTTCCCGGCGTCCCGGGGTTCGTCAAGTCCGCCGCCTCGAGCGGCTCTCAAACCCCAACGGGGAAAGGCTCCACCATGAAGACCGCATACCAGGAGCTCGCCGAGCTCCGCGAAACCCGCGTGACCAAGACGGCACGCATGACCGAGCTGCAGGAAGGTGCGAAGTCCGCCGAGCGCCGCCTGACGCAAGACGAGGCGACCGAGTTCGACGCGCTGCTCGTGGAGGTCGACCAGCTGGACGACCAGATCCGCGCCAAGTCGCTGGAGGCGCTGAACGGCTCCGCCGCGCGCCCGGTGTCCGGCGAAGGCTCGAAGGCTGCCAGCGAGTCGCGCTCCGGCCTCAGCTTCGTGCGCAAGACCGACCCGGAGGACAAGTTCAAGGGCCAGTCGTTCATCCGCGGCGCGATCGCCAAGGCTGCCGCCTTCGTCGCGCTGAAGCAGGGTTCCTACGTCTCGCCGGTCGACATCGCGATGCAGCGCTGGGGCAAGACCCACCCCAACCTGGTGAACTGGATCAAGGCCGGCGTCGCCGGTGCTGGCACCGGCTCCGGCGAATGGGGCGCGGAGCTGGCGCAGTCCGACACGCGCTACACCGGCGACTTCATCGAGTTCCTGTACTCGATGACCGTGTTCGACCGCCTGCCGCTGCGTCCGGTGCCGGCGCGCGTGCACATCAAGGGCCAGGACGGCGCGGCCACCGGCTACTGGGTGGGCGAGTCCAAGGCGATCCCGGTGTCGAAGGCCGACGCGTCCGACGTCGAGCTCACGCCGCTGAAGGTCGGCGCGATCGCGGTGTCGTCCAAGGAGCTGATCCTGGACTCGCAGCCGTCCGCCGAGCAGTGGATCCGCGACTGCATCGCCGAGGCGAGCGCCCAGCGCGTGGACACCACGTTCCTCGGTACCGCCGCGGCTGTGGCCGGCGTCTCTCCGGCCGGCATCCTGAACGGGCTCACGCCGCTGGCGCCGTCGGGCACCGACGCTGCCGCTGTGCGCGCCGACCTGATGTCGCTCTACCAGCCGTTCCTCACGGCGAAGAACGCGAGCGGCCTGGTCCAGATCATGACCCCGTCGATGGCCAAGGCGCTGTCGCTGCTGGTCAACGCTCTGGGCCAGACCGAGTTCCCGCGTCTGGGTGCGATGGGCGGCGAGCTGCTCGGCGACACGGTGTACACCGGCGACAACGTCACCGGCGGCCACTGGATCCTGCTGAAGCCGTCGGACATCTGGAAGATCGGCGACTCCGGCATCGAGCTGTCGATGACCGACACCGCGACGCTCGAGCAGGACGATGCTCCGTCGGGCGCCACCGACACGCCGGCCGCGGCCACCGCCAACCTGGTGAACCTGTGGCAGTCGGAGTCGGTCGGCTTCAAGGTGGTCCGCCGCATCAACTTCCAGAAGCGTCGCTCCGGCGCGGTGGTCTACCTCGACAACGCCGAGTACGGCGGCGTCGTGAGCTGATCGTCCCTGCGCTCTGAACCAGCCCGGGCAGCGATGCCCGGGCTTTCTCACAGGAGGACGACGATGTCTGTTGCCATGATCGCCACGAAGGCGTTCACCTACGCAGGGCGGCGTCTCGCCGCTGGCGCATCCTTCGAGGCCCGTGGCGAGTCCGACGCGCGCGTGCTCGAGGCGATCCGCAATGCTCGCCGGGACCTGCAGGTGCCGCGCGCCATCACCGATCCAGAACCCGTGCCCGTGGCCGCGCCGAAGCGTGGCCGCGGCTACCGCAAGCAGGCGCTCCAGGCTCAGGCCTCGAGCGATGCCGCTCCGGAATTCATGCAGCCGGGCGCCAGCGAGGTGCAAGCCTCCGAACAGGGAACCGGGGACACTCCAGGCGCTGGCAGCGCCGAAACCCCGTCGGCGGCTGACGAGGCGGCTGCGCCGGCGTCGGGCCGCCGCTACCGGCGCCGTGACCTGGCCGGAGCTCCGGAGTGAAGTTCGCGCCGGCTCTGCGCAGGGGGCTGACGGCGGTCCTGCAGAAGGCCGGCATGCTCTCGCAGGTTCCGACTCGCGGGCGCGGTGTCGGCTTCTCCTGGTTCGGCGATGGCCAGGACAACTTCCAGCGTGACGTCGAGGTCGTGCACGACAAGGTGCTGGCGCACCCGACCGTCTACGCGTGCATCACCCTGATCGCCAGCGACATCGCCAAGGTCAGCCTCGGGTTGCGCGAGCGCGAGGACGAGGGGTATTGGGAGCAGGCCGAGAACCCGGCCTACACGCCGGTGCTGCGCAAGCCCAACCACTACCAGACCCGGCAGCAGTTCATCGAGACCTGGATGATCTCGAAGCTGCAGCGCGGCAATGCCTACGTGCTGAAGGTGCGCGACGCGCGCCGCGTGGTGGTGAAGCTCTACGTGCTCGACCCGACGCGCGTGCAGCCGCTGGTGGCTCCGAACGGCTCCGTCTTCTACCAGCTGAACAGCGACGACCTGTCCGGTCTGCCGATCGACCTGCCGGCGGTGCCGGCCAGCGAGATCATCCATGACCGCATGGAGTGCCTGTTCCATCCGCTGGTCGGCGTCTCGCCCATCTTTGCGTGCGGCGTGGCCGCCACGCTCGGCCTCAAGATCGACGCGAGCGCGGCGAAGTTCTTTCAGAACATGGCGCGCCCGAGCGGCGTGCTCACCGCGCCGGCGGCGATCAGCGACGAGGTGGCTGCTCGCCTGAAGCGCGAGTGGGAGAGCAACTACTCCGCCGGCAACCTGGGCAAGGTGGCCGTGCTCGGCGACAGCCTCAAGTTCGAAGGCATGGCCATCAACGCGGTGGACGCGCAGCAGGCCGAGCAGCTGAAGCTCTCCGACGAGCGGATCTGCACCGCCTTCCACGTGCCCGGCTTCATGGTCGGCGTGGGCGCGATGCCCTCCTACGACAACGTGCAGGCGCTCTGGCAGCAGTACTACAACCAGTGCCTGCAGAAGCACTTCGAGTCGATCGAGGCGGTGCTGGACGAAGGTCTGGGCCTGGACCCTGCCGCCTACCGGACGGAGTTCGACCTGGACGACCTGCTGCGCATGGACTCCAAGACGCTGGCCGAAGTGGAAGGGCTCAAGGTGCAGCGCGGGATCGCCGCTCCCAACGAGGCGCGTCGCAAGTTCAACCTCGAGCCGGTGGAGGGTGGCGACTCTCCGATGGTGCAGCAGCAGAACTACTCGCTCGCCGCGCTGGCCAAGCGCGACGCCGGCCCGGATCCGTTCGGCAAGACCACGCCGGCCGCCGCACCTGCTCCGGCTCCTGCGCCGCCTCCTGCCGACGGCACCGATCCGGAGGAGGACCCGGCGTCCGCCGAGGATGTGCAGCGCGCGGTCGACGCCGGCATCGGCAAGGTGCTGCAGACGGTCAAGGCCGACGGCGACGCGCTGCGCGCGGACGTCCAGCGCAGCTTCATGGAGGCCATCCAGGCGCTCGAGGCGCGTGCGCAGGCCGAGGCCGAACAGCAGCGGCAGATCGAATCGGAGGCTGCCGCTCGACTGCGGCAGTTCGGCGATGCCCTCACCCAACGAATCGAGCGAGCAACCTCCGAAGCCTAAGCGCGCCGCTCTGCGCGGGCGCGATGGGCGTGATGGTCGTGACGGCAAGGATGGCCTGGACGGGCTGCCCGGTCGTGACGGCAAGGACGGTGCGCCTGGCGAGCCGGGGCCTCGAGGCGAGGCCGGTCCGCCCGGCGAGCGCGGTGCTCGAGGCGAGCCGGGGCCTCGTGGTCTGGCCGGCGCGCCTGGCCGCGACGGCAAGGCCGGCGAGCGCGGGCCTCGAGGTGAACCTGGGCCGCGCGGCGAGCAGGGTCCGCCCGGGCCCATGCCGAAGCACCGCTGGAAAGGCACGCAGCTGCAGTTCGAACGTCCGGATGGCGAGTGGGGCGACGCGGTCGACCTGAAGGGTGATCCGGGGCGTGACGGCATCGGCGGCGTGGTGCAGACTTCGTCCGGCGCTGCCGGGACCGGCAACTCCTATTTCCCATCCGGCTGGTGACCGCTGCGCGGCCCGGCTCTCTCGAAAGGACAACCATGCCCATCACGCAGGCTCAGAAGACCGAGCTCGAGGCGCTCGCCTCGACCCTGGAGACGCAAGTCGCCGCCCTCGTGGTCGATCCGGACGCTCCGTCCGGCCCGACCCAGGAGGAGTACGACGCGGCGGTCGCGCAGCGCGACGCCGCACTCGCGCAGGTGCTGCAGCTGCAGCAACGAATCGACTTCGCGCGCACCCAGCTGCGCGCCGCCGCGGACGCGGACGCCGCCGAGGACGCCGCTCGCGCCGGCGCGCTGCAGATCCTGGAGGGCTGACCATGCCGATCACCGCCGCTCAGAAGGCCCAGCTCGCCGCCGCCATCGCGCAGGTCCGCAGCCTGCTGGCCGAGATCCAGCCGGACGCTCCTGCTCCGGCCCCCGCGCCCGGGCCCGCTCCGGCGCCAGGACCGGCTCCTGCGCCGTCTCCGGCTCCTGCGCCTGCCCCAACCCCCAGCCCGGCTCCTGCGCCTGCTCCGGGTCCCGCTCCGGCTCCGACGCCGGCTCCCGGCCCTGCTCCCGCTCCCGCTCCGGCTCCGGTGCCGGCCACCGACACCGCCGAGCTGCTGCGCACGCTCGAGGACTTCGCGCACGTCGCCGCGCGCGAGTGGTCCTACGGCGGGCACACGGTGGTTCCGGGCGCCGGCGCTCCGACGGGCATCCCTGGCGCCGTGCCTGGCTCCAACCCGTTCACCGAGAACTTCGGGCTGTGGTCGCTCACCGACACCACCTACGAGCCGTTTCTGTTCGACCGGCCGGAGGCCTTCCGGCTCCTGTTCGCCATGACCGGCAACCCGCGTTGGCAGGAGGAGGCGATCGCGCTGCTCGACTACTACGAGTCGCGTCTGTCGTCGGCGGGCATCTTCCTGAACAAGACCGGCGAGGAGGACACGAAGTACAGCTACGTGCACTCGTGGTCGGCGAACGCGGCGAAGGCTGACGCCGCCTACGCTGCCGCGCAGCTCGGGTTCCCGGACGTCTTCAACCCGACGGCGGGCCTGTGGACCGAGCGCGAGCTCTGGGTGCGGCTGAACGCATCGGTGCAGTACTTCATCCGCACGAAGAGCGCCGGAGCGATCCGCAACGGTCGGCTGATGCTCGACCAGTGGGACGCCGCGTGCGCCGGCCGCGGCGCGCCGCTGGTCACCTACACCCAGCACGAGGGCGGCGGGCCCGGCGGCACGCAGCCGACGGACCTCGTGACTTCGCCCTGGATGTCGGCGCTCTACTTCCAGGCGGCTCGCGCGTTCGCCAGCCTGGTGCCCGAAGTGGCCGCGCAGGTGCAGCGTCAGGCGTCGCATTACTTCGACTACCTCGACACGCCGTCGACGCGCGGGTTCTACGTGTACCAGACCGATCCGCAGGCCGAGTTCGGCGGGCTGGTTTTCCCGGCCTACCTCGCCGGCGGCACCACGATCGGCGACGCCGGTCCGGACGAGGGCAACATGACCCACGCGCTGGATCTCGCGGGCTTCTGCGCGTTCGCCGTGCGGGCCAAGCAGGCGCTCGGCCAGGACGCTGCTCGAGCGCAGCTGCGGCTCTCGCAGATGAAGCTCACGGCGGCGCGCAACTTCGCCAACCAGACGCGCACCGCGGTCTGGCTCCCGAAGTACCGCGTGAACCCTCCGCGCTCATTCAACTGGTGGACGCGCGGCCTGTACGAGCTCTGGGCGCTCGGGGAGTGACGCGTGCCGACGTTCGGCGACACCACGCAGGGCGGCAGCTCGTTCCCGTGCTCGGACGGGCGGGTGATCGTCGGCAAGTTCACGTTGAGCGAGGCGGGTGATGTCCAGTCCATCACCTGCTTCTTCGCGTCGGGCCAGAGTGCCGGGACGTCGTTCAAGGGCCTGATCTACGACGCCACCGGCTCTGGCGGCAATCCTGGTGCTCTCGTGGCCATCGGCGCCGCTGTGGCCGTGCCTGGCACTACCGGCGGCGAGCTGACCTCAGCGCTCGGCAGTCCGGTGTCGCTTGCCGCGGGCGACTACTGGATCGGCTCGGTGGTGAACAGCTTCGAGGCGCGCTGGTCGGCTGACGCCGGCGTCGGCGGCCAGCGGCAGGAGGGCGTCAGCTACGCTTCGCCCAGCGGCCCGTTCGGCACTCCGGCGGGCAGCACCGCCGATCGAATCTCCGCCTACGCGACCTACACCACCGGTGGTGTGGGCCCGCTCCTGGCAGGTAAGCTCGTGAAAGCGGGCCGCCTGCGCGGCTTCCTCAAGAGGGCCTGATCCATGTATCCAGTGCACTACGTCCCGGCTGGCGATGTCCTGCCGATCTTCTTCGACACCTTTGCCGGCTCGACCGGCGCCTCGATCACGATGAGCGGCTTCTCCGTCACCGACATCGAGATCTACAAGGACGGCAGCGCGACGCAGCGCGCGTCCGACGCGGGTGTCTCGCTCCTGGATACCGATGGCACCGACTTCGACGGGATCACCGGCATTCACGGGTTCCAGATCGACACCGGCGACAACACGGACGCGGGCTTCTTCACCGTCGGCGCCTGGTTCCACGTGGTCGTCTCCGCGGTGACGGTCGACTCGCAGACCGTCAGCTTCATCGCCGCCGCGTTTCGCCTGATGCCTGCCGAGAACGTGGCCGGCGTGCCGAAGGTCGACGTGACGCATGTCGGCGGTACCTCGCAGACCGCCGGCGATGTGATCGGCGACACGAACGACATTCAGTCGCGGCTCCCTGCGGCCCTGGTGGGTGGTCGCATTGACGCGTCAGTCGGTGCCATGGCGAACAACGTGATGACCGCCGCCGCCGCCGCGGCCGACCTGACCACCGAGCTGCAGTCGGGTCTGGCGACCTCGAGCGACCTGGCGGTGGTCGCTGGCTACGTGGACACCGAAGTGGCCGCCATCAAGGCGGTGACCGACAAGCTCGACAGCATGCTGGAGAACAGCAGCGACGGCTGGATCTACACGGTGGCGGCGCTGCAGCAGGCGGCCACCGGCGGTCTGGACGCTGCCGGCGTGCGCGCGGCGATCGGCCTGGCGGCGGCCAACCTCGACACGCAGCTCGACGCTCTCCCGACTGCAGCCGAGAACGCAGCGGCGGTGATGGGCTCGACCATCGAGGGCGCGTTCGATCTGACCGAGTCGGCTCGCCTGTGGAACGCGGCCCTGGCTGGCAAGGCCTCGGGGCTGGCGACCACGACCGCGACGTTCCGGGATCTGGCCGACTCGAAGGACCGGATCGTGGCCACCGTCGACGCCGACGGCAACCGCACTGCGGTCACGCGCGACGTGACCTGATCGAGCCGCTGGCATGTTCGGTCATCGCTACTTCGGCGCGCGCTACTTCGGCGGTCCATTCTTCGGCGATGGCGGGACCTCTGGCGCTGGCGGCTCGAGCGCAGCCGAGGTCTGGGCCTACGTGCTCTCCAACGGCAAGAGCGCCGGCCAGACGCTCGTAGAGACGCTGCAGGGCATCGAGGTGCTGCTCGCGCGCAACTGCCTGGATGAGCAGGTGCAGGGCGCATACACTGCTGCCGACGCGCTCCGCATCCTGCTGGCAGTGGCCGCGGGGAAGACAACGATCAATGCTCTGGGCGGCGGTGCGGCGATCGTGGAGTTCCAGGCGGTGGACGATTCCGGCGTGGTTGTCTCCGCGACCATGGACGGGAGCGAGCGCACCGCGGTGACGCTGACGCCGACGGAATCGACGTAAGGACCACCCGATGAGCGACCTCGAGAAGCTGGCCGAGCAGGTGTTCGCCGCACTGCAAAAGTACGTGGACGCGCGGCTGGCGCCGATCGACGTCTCCATCAAGGCCCTGGATGGCCGCATCGCCTCGATCCCTGCCGGCCCTCCGGGACCGAAGGGGGAGAAGGGCGATCCGGGCGAGCGCGGCGCCGACGGTCCGCAGGGCCCTGCTGGCAAGGATGGCGCTCCTGGCGCCGTCGGCGATCGCGGGCCGCAGGGCGAGAAGGGCGCGGACGGTGCGCCTGGTCGGGATGGCCGCGACGGCTCTCCTGGCCCGCAGGGCGAGCGCGGCCCGCAGGGCGAGCGCGGCATCCAGGGCGAACGCGGCGAGCCGGGTCCGGCGGGCAAGGATGGCGCGCCCGGCCCGGCCGGC